GGCAGTTGCAACAGTTACTGTAGCCTTTGCACCTTGAACTACCTGAGAACTTTGATCTATTGGTGTAACAGATAAGTCAACATTATTAATAGTATTAATAGCGGTTTGAACATTATTTACTTCTGTATTAGCCAGAGATATTTTTGTGGCTACCTCTGCTGTGATACCTTGGGCTTGGGAATATTCGGTTTGTGCTTGTGCTACCTCTACCAAAGCATTGTTTGTGGCTGTAATGGCCTGCTGGACCTCTGTAATAGCCGTTTCAAGGGCCATGTTAACTGCTTGCTGGGCAGGGCTTACAATAACTTGCTCTTGATTATCGGAAGCATAGGCTTCGTTGGGCGCCAAAAAAGCAAAAACGGTTATGCACAAGGCAGAACCGAATATAATAAAAAATTTACGTTTTATACTATTCAATTGGGTGGGTCTCCAATGTATCTCTACATTGCTAATTATATCATTTATTAATTAATTAATGATAATAAATAATAAAAAAAAGGGCTAGCGCTTGGCTAACCCTTTAATTTAATTAAGAAGTTTACTTCTTTAAAGCAACCTTTGATTTTGGATACTTTGCGTTCCACTTCTTTGCTAGAGCATTATACTCTGCAATGTAAGTAGCCTTAGCAAGATCTGCTGCTGCTAGTGCAGTCGCAGCCTTAGCGGTTGCAGTTGCAGAATCAGTTGCACGTGCAGCCTTTTCTGCTGCAAGTTCTGCAGTTAAAGAATTTACTTTAGCAGTTAATGATGTTACTTGTCCAGCAAGATCTGATACAGCAATTACTGCTGTTGCAGCCTTAACTGGTGCAGCCAAACCTGTAACTGCAGTTGCTGAAGCAGCACCTGTAACTACAATTGTAACATTGCCAGCAACTACTGGAGCAAGAGTTGCAGAAACAGCACCAAGAGTTTTGGTTGAATCTGCTGTAACGTCTGCTGCGGTAGCGGTGACAAGGTTTGACTTGTTAAATGTTAGATCAGAGAATGTTCCTCCAATAATTGTTGCAGTTACGGTTTCTCCACCAATTGCATTTCCAAATACGTCAGTTATGGTTGCAACAATTGCAGGAACAGTTCCTACTGCTGCTGTTACTGGTGCGGTAAGTGAAATATTGTATGCTGTTGCAGAAGTACCCTTAACATAAACTACTGTTGAATATGATCCGTTTGTTACGACCACACTGCCAGCAGTTGTGCTTGTTGAATAAGCATATACTGTAATTGCTGAACCAGCAGACACTACAGAGTAAGATGTTACTCCACTTGCAGCAGTCTTTGGTGCATCAGTTGTGTGAAGTGCAGTTACTAAACGAACTGCTCCTGTTGTTGTAAATGTAACAGTTGTTGATGTATCGGCAGTAGCAGCAATTGCAATTGCATCTGCAGCATCAACTTTGTTGTCTGCTGGAACTGTAGCCGTTGCTGGCGCAGTTGCAGACGTTGCGTTTGCGCTACCTGCAACAGTTACTGCCAATGGGGCAGCGTTTGCAGATAGTGCTGGAAGAATTGAGATAGCGAGTACTGACGCTAAACCCATTCCTAGTTTCTTGATATTTTTCATTTTTCTCCTATTTCTTATTATAATAAGTTAAATCTATCTAGATAATCTTTTACGTCATCAGGGATAGGTTTATATTGTATCACGTTCTCAGGTAGGTCGTCAACTTGCCTTGGCCTATCCTTAAATGTGTGAACCTCTATTTCTTGATTTACATTTTTAGGTGTAAAACTAATGGCACCAAATACCGCTCCACAAACGGCATCTGCCAAATCTTTAGATTTTTTACGTGGGTGATCTACTTTTTTATCATTAATGATTTTAAGTTCTCCCATTTCTTCTAACAAAAGGGGGATTAAAGGCATAGCGACTCTCTCTTCATAAATCAACATAGCAAAATCCTCATAATGTTTCTTAGCAACAGAAACAGTATCAGTTCTAATACCAACAGACTTTAGTTCTTGTTGAATATCAAAAGATTGCCATCTATCAAATGTAACCATGCCAATATTAAACCCTTGCCTTCTAAGATTAATAATCCAATTTTTCACATCGCTAAGATTAACTGGGCCCTCAACTTTTGGTTCCCACCAAGCAACAGCGTCAACAATAACAACTGGAGAAATTTGTTCATAGTCTTTTAAAACTTGAACATTTACCCATTTATCAACATGGGCGATGGCTACAGCACACTTGTCATGTTTTTGTGCAAGGTCAGCATGAATATAATAAATCTTTTCTGGATCTGGTTTAAAAGAAGAATCAAACCTCTTATTATTATCTATTGGATTTCTTAAAGACATACATTTTTCCAGTTTATCTCTTTGTTTAAAAAAGGCATCAGATGAATATGTTGGCTTACATGCAAAACGCATTAAGGCATCTCCAGGATCTGTAAAAAATGATAACTTAAAATCTTCAATTTTTCTTGTTGGGTTTACTTCCCATGTTGGTCTTTTGATTGCCAATACTCCTGGAAATTTGTATGATTTAATGTGGTCTTCGTCCCAACTTATTTCAAAAGTGTTGTCTGGATTATCTTCTGGCAATGCTGGATTAATTATAAACGTATGTTTTTTTTCAAGAATTTCTTTTTCTGCAATTACATCTTCATATCTTTTAGAAATAAAGTCTCCAACATATCTTGGAAAAGATAGAAGTGCAACTTTCCCTAAATCTGGAAAACGAGAATCTACCGATCCACGAAATGCTTTGTAAATATTTTCTGCAGTTTTGCCTTGCTCATTTGCGGTTCCAACTTCTGATGCAAAACCAGAAATCTCATCAAGCACTGCAAGTATTAAGTTTAAGCCTTCATGAGACTCTCTTTCTGAATGTCCAGAATAAACTGTTATTGATTTATTAAACTCTACGCTATCTGCTTTAGCATAAAATTTTCCAGCAAACCATGGAGAAGATTCTATCTTTGTTTTAAAACCTTTAAAGAAAACGTTCTTTGCTTGTTGTGCATTTATGGCAACGTTAATCAAATCTATAGCGTCCCCACTTGGTTTACCAAAATATTTTGCTGGGTCTTTAAGGCATAAAAGTTTATAAACTAAATATGCACATCCTACTGTAGATGTAAAGTCTTTCCCGCTACCTTTACCAAGTTGCAAAATAATTTCATTTTTTGTATATTTATCATAATAAGCACTTCCATTATTTGTACCCATCAAATCTTCAAGATCTTTTTTGTAATAAATTTGACTCATGGCCTCTACAATATTATATTGTATTTCTGACAGCGAAGGTTGACCAAGATAGTTTGAGGACTCAACAAATGTTTTTACATCTACCGGATTTTCTTCAAAAACATTATCTGTTAAAACATCAAGAAAGTCATTAAACGTCTTGGACAATTGTAATCACCTCGTTCTCTTTGGCGATGTCGGATAGCCTTCTCATAATTTTATCTCTTACCTCTGGATGTTCACTTGCGATGTCTCTTAATATTTCAACAAGAATTTCTTGTCTTTTTTCTATTTCAACTATTTCTTCAGCCAATTCTTTATTTTCTAATAAGCCTGCTTTTTGCAACATCTCAATCCTAGATTTTTCAATATCTACTACTAACTTGATTGCTTGAGTTTTTGCTGAAAGATTATTTGTTAGGCTAGCCTCATCAATAACTTCATATGCTTTTGTAATTAACTTGCCATAATGAGCATCCATTGACGCCATTGCTTCTTTAGCACGGGCACGAATTGCATCGTTAGCAGAAGCCATAACTTTCCACTCATTAATTAATGCGACAACACGAGTCCTAGGAATATCTAAATCTTTAGATATCTTTGTTGGATCGCTTCCTTTTAAATATTCTTCAACTACCTGATTGACCTGGTCTAAATGTTTTACTATTTCTTGTTCTTGTGACATTTTTAATTCTCCTCTTGGCTTATTTTATAACAAAAATCTGCCCAATAACTGTGATAGGCCTCTCCATAATGAGAGTTATCTCTAGCATATAAGGCATATTTATTGTTGGGATTATCTATAGAAAATTGTGCTAACTTATTCTGAAAATCTTTTTTATCTATTTCAAACAATCTCCTAAGTTCCATTGGTATAGTATTATCACCGTAAAAAAAATAAAATAAATCAATATTATTTGATTTACAAAACATTTCTAAAAACATTAAATAATGATATACGTAAATATGAAGAGTACCAGAAAACTCATCTTTTGTATTATCTTTATATACACCATGAAAAATCTTGTTCTTTAGATTAGCAATTTCGCCTTTTACATTAAATGTCTTTAGATTAGAAACATATCTACGTTGATAATTTGGCAGAGCAATAAAAATTGTGTCTGGCTTATTAAAATTATCAATATATCTAAAAATGTTAGCAATAATATCAAAAATACTAGTTCCTGGCAATCCTAAATTAAAAAATCCAGAAAGATCATTTTTTATGTTTAATCTATTGTATAATTTTTTAGCCCAAATTTCATTTTCTAAAAGGCCTATCCCATATGTAAGTGAGCATCCAGAAAACAATATATGCTTTTTATCATGATTTTTTTTAAATTCATCAGACCTAAATCCATGAGAGTTAATTCTTAGATCTGGAGCAGTCAGTCTATCTTGTTCAAGGCGCCGAT